AAATGATAAATCCCTTTGACCACACCGATTTAGGAACAAAATTTATTTTAGGAATAGGCGCACCTATAGCGAGTATTTTCCTAAACATTTTACCTGATGAAATAAACCCTTGGCTGCAAACATGCACATATCTTGCAGCTATAATTGTATCAGTTCTCAGTGCCATATCGATTATAACAAAGAACCTAAAATAATACTATGAACCTAATTATTGAAAAACTAAAAGAAGAAAGCACCTGGAAAGGAATAATCGCACTAGCAATGGCGTTTGGTTTGCAATTAGACCCCGAGCTTCAGAATAGCATCCTTGTTGTGGGATTGGCTGTTATGGGGTTAATTAACATTAAATCAAAATGAAAACCATCGCACTCATCATCGCCGCTGTGTTGACTTCCTGCACCGTCACAAACAATCCTGACGGGTCGTTTACAGGTGCCGTTGACTCGGCGTCCGCCATCGCCCTCGCGAATCAGATTTTCAGTGAGAAATGATAGTAATTCTCATGCTGATCCTCAAGTGGTCGCTACTCCTTCTGGGGGTGGTGGCCATCATCGCGTTGGTGTTATTGGCAGGCTTGATTTTCGTGGATTATTACGTCGATAAAATTCAAGAGGAAAATAAAAACCCGTGAAACTACCATCCCTCATCGCCGCCATCGCGGAATCGAAAGTAGGACTCAAGGAATCTCCCGCTGGATCAAACCGCGGACCAGAGATCCAAGAATTTTTTGACGCCGACGACTACGATCCCAATGGTAGCTCGCCGGGCGACTCTGGCTATGCGTGGTGTGCGGCATTCGTCTGCCGGATCGTCCAGTTGGCGATGGGCAAAGGGAAGTGGACATTCGTCCGCCCGACGACCGCGAAAGCATGGGGCTTTGAAAAATGGTCGCTAGCGCAGGATTCTTCGACATGGACGAAAAAGCCTCATGGCGGAGACATCGCCCGTGGGGACGTTATCGTGTTTCGTTTTTCACATGTCGGCATAGCGACAAGCGCCCCAGATGAAAACGGGTGGATCGAAACGACCGAGGGTAATACTAACCTCAAAGGCGAGCGTGAGGGAATCGCGGTGATGAAGAAAACCCGTCACGTCTCAGAGATCCGCAGTCGAATCCGATTCAGAGTTTAGCCATCGCCAAGTCCCGGCACTTCCGCAGGACTGTTCCCATGACTTTCCTTGTATCCTCCACGTCGAGGTCACGGATCGCCGCTCTGAACTTTTTGACGGCATCCGCCGAGTGTGAGGGGAGCGTTTTAAGCGAGTGACCCTTCCGTTTGGATTCTGAGATTTCCGCCAAGTGCATGAGCCAGAGACGGTGGAAATCGTCGTATCGCTCGGTGCCGGGTATTACGCGGAACCCTACCGAGAGCAGCAGGTGCAGGGTCTCCCACCGCACGGGCTTGCCGTTCTCGACTTTGTGAGGGGTTGTCTCGGTAAGCCCGCAGGATTTTGCGAGCGCCAGAAGGGTGATTTGCCGCTCGGCGCGTAGGGCGGTGAATGCTGATGCCAAGGTCGTTTTTTTCATACGAACTTGATGTTCTATTGTGGTACCTAAAAAGTCAACTAGGTTTTCTTAAAGTAAATCCGTCAGGGTCTTGGATGAGCAGACGTCCCATCGTTAATGCCGAAATTGCCGCCTTAATCTCTGGACCAGATTTGAGTTTGACCGTTTCGCGCAACAGGGTTGCGAGGTCTGTGCGAGTGATGCAGTTGGGAATCAGGTGGAGGTAGTCGGCAGGATCTTGTATCGGGGCGGTTTTTTTCCCGTAGGATTCTTTTTTCTTCGGTTCTGGCGCTTCCGGCGGGAGGTAGTCCGTCTGCGTCCAGAAGATCCCTTCCTCGCCCACCTTGGAGTGACGGATGTAGATGTTCTTGGTGAATTGCCCGTCAAAGTCGGAGAGCATCCCCGTCCGGTTCCCTCGTTTCGCATTCTTAAATAGGAAAGTCCCCTCCTCCTCGGTGCCGAGGATGACCGAGACCGCCCTCGCCCAGTTGACTAGCTCAGACGAGCCGAGTCCGATGTAGGAAAAGTCAGCATCCGTCCATCCCTTCATGGCGCCTGCGTCCTTCGGTGGTTTGCCCGTGTGGTGGAGGATGATCGAGATCGCTCCCGTGCGTTGCAGGACAGGGCCGAGGTTGTTGCGTAGGAAGGTGCTGGCGACCTTTTGCTGGCTGATGTCGTCGCCGACGTAGGATAGCAGTGGATCGACGCAAACGATGTCAATGGCAAGCTCGCGGATGATCTCTTCAAGCCACTTCGTGAAGTCTGATCCAGTCTTGTCGCTGACCTGTTGGAACAAGAGATTCGTCCCAATATCGATGATGTTTTGCTTGGTGAAGAGCGCTCTGTTTACTTTGTTGCCAAAGACTCCACGCGCCATCTCCGCGAGATCACCTTCATCATTCTCCGCTTGAACAACCAACACCTTCATCTTTTTACGGAATGTGATGCCATTCCACGGGATACCGGCAGCGGCATGCATGCAGATAGACGTGGCGAGTGTCGATTTGCCAACGCCCGACGGTCCAATGACGAGCCACGACCCGCCCCTCGAAACGAATCGCTTCTCATGGCCGATCATGGCATTCGGGTCATCTTTGATTGGATAGTCGAGAAGCTCGCGGATGGACTTCACGCTTTTTAAAAGCGGGTTGCGAGACCCAGCAATGACGAGATCGAACACTTTGTTCTTCGATAGCTTTGCCGAGCGTGTCCAATCGTTTGCGTCCTCGTACTCAGCGGGCGTCTCAAAAACCGCATAGGTGGTTCCCTTCGCTCGGCTCTCTTGAATTTTCTTAGACCAATCCTCAGCCGGGGTGAGGCCCGTCGTTTTCGACTTTTTCGATTCGGGGTCGTTCTGAGGGCAGACGATTATTTTTGCTACTTTGAGTTTGCTGATGTCGGTGTTGCTCGAAGCGCCTCGGGTGATGTAAGCACAGTAGATCCCAGCATTATCATCCTTGTCGGCCTCCAGTTTATCGAGGAGGGCGAAAGCATCCCACTGACTCTCTAGGATAAGGACGTTTGAGGCATGCTGTGGGTCTGTGCCGATGACGAGTGGCGATGAATCGCCTCCTCCTTTGGGATGATATGCCCACCCCTTCTCGCCGAATCGGTAGTGGATGCGAACGACCTTGCCGGATGCGTCGTGGACTGGGAACGCAAAGCTGCCCTTATAGACGCCGATCATCTCTTGCTCATGCAGCCAGTTGACGAAATTTAGAGAATATCCCCGCCATTTTGCGAGTTCCTTTGCCTTCTCGGGCGTGAAGGCGGCAAGGCATTCGTCCCAGTTGACTGAGACTACGGGCGTGGTCTCGTCGCGAGAATGATTTGCGAGCGGCATCGGGTCATCATCATCGTCGGCGACTGGATCTGGGCGGTTCTCAGCCTTTGCCTTCGGTTCCTTGAACGTAAACTTGCGGGGGTTGGTGGGAGTGTAGTCGCTCCCTTCTTCTACTGGCAGACCCATGCCGACGAAGCTCGCCGCCTCCTCGACCGCCGCTTTGAAACCTAAACCTTGGGTCTTTTCCCAGAGTTTAAGCAGGTTTCCTTTGTCGTCTGGGTGCGCCCGATCAAGGAAAACCCCCGCTTTTTCACCAGTGATTACCACTTGGAATGAGTCACCCTTCCCACCGTTGATGTCATCACAATGGTAAGAATTCCCCTTCACTCGACCGCCGGGGAGTAGTCTGGTGCAGACGTCAAGCGCATGCGAGTTCAGTCGTTCGGTGAGGTCGTTTAGGTATTGTTTTTGAATCATGATCTCGATGTTCTGGAAAGGTCAGGTCGTAGGAGAAGGCTTTTTATTCCACTTCATGTCGAGGAAGATTTTCGCTTCTTGAAAAGTAGCGGTCTCAGGCGAAGGATGCTTCATGCGGTGTAGCCACTTGATCTGCGGGATCGTCGCGAGATTCTTGCGCGAGCGGTTGAACATCTGATCCATGATCATTGACGCCTCTCCACGGGTGCTGACTCGTATCTTGAATTTCTCCAGCACAGCGGCTTGTTTGTCGCTAACTTTGCCGCTTTCCCACTGGAATGTCGGCGTGTAATCGTGCAGCTTCACGTCCTTGAGAAGAGCGCCTACGGCTGACAAGTCCATGAAGGTTTCCTTGCGCTCGGAGTTCTCGGCGATCTCGCGGACGAGCGCGGCCTCAGCCTCTGCGGCTGCGTCCCCTGTCGCCTCGGCGAGATCCTTATCATCACCCTCGGCAAGCGCCTTGGTGATGGCATCCTCTTCCTTCTTGGTGTTCGCCACCAGCGATGCGGGTTTTGCGAGGTCGTGGCGAAGATAGAGCCACATAAAATCTAGCAAAAGCAGATACTCCTTTCCGGGGGCGAGGCGGGTTCCTCTCCCGACCATCTGGGCGTAAAGAGACCTGGACTTCGTCGGACGTAAAACAATGATACAATCGACATCGGGTTCATCCCATCCCTCGCTAAGGAGCATGGCGTTTGATAGGAGTCGAAACTTCCCGTCCGAGTAGTCGGAGAGGATTTCCTTTCGATCTTTCGATAGGCCATCGACGTGACGGGCGCCGATCCCGACCTTGGTACATTCCTCAACAAACCGCTGGGAGGTGGCGATCAATGGCAGGAAAACAACGATCTTCTTACGGTCTTGGCACTTGGTCGCGATGTAGTTCGCAATCTCCGCAAGGTAGGGCGTGATGGCGCTGTCGAGGGCTTTAGCGTCGTAATCTCCTACGGACGTCTTGACGGCGGTGAGATCAATCTTGAGCGGTACTGAGCGAACCTTCACTGGTGCGAGGTACTCGTCGCGGATGAGATCGAGGACTCCAATTTGATAAGCAAGGTTCTGAAAATATTTAGCGAGTGTCCGTTTATCACCCCGGTCAGGCGTGGCCGTGACACCGAGGACTCGGGTATCGAAGTAGCCGAGGGTCTTCTGCCATTGGTCGGAAATCGCATGGTGCGCTTCGTCACAGACGATCAGCCCGAAGTGATTCTTGTCCCACGTTTCAAGCCTAGCACCTTGCATGGTTTGAATCGACCCGACGACAACGGCGGAATCTCTCGATGCGTGGCGATCCGCTTTCTCAATGGTCGGAATAATCCCGGTGGCGCTCTCGATCTTGGCCGCCGCTTGCTCGACGAGTTCCTCCCGATGAGCGAGGATTAGAGTGCGCTCTTGTCGCTTTTCATGGAACCGTTGTGCGATCTTGGCGAAACAGATGGTCTTGCCCCCACCTGTCGGAAGGACGCCGAGTTGGCGCATATGTCCATCGGCAAATCCTTTCGCGACGCCTTGGACGAAGTCTTGTTGGTAAGGGCGGAGGATCATTTCGATTTCAGGTAGTCGTGGATGAGGTCGAGGGCGACCCCGAGGTGGTTGGTGAGGCGGACGGTGTACCCGCCTCGGTGGAGGGCCGTCATAACTTGCCACTGTGCTGGTTTGACGCTTCCGTTGGCTTTCTTGAG